ATAGGGGCATACTTAGTACCTTTTTCCACTATCCAATCTAAAATATCCCAACCACCATAGCCTGGTCTTAAACCATCTTTAGATTTTTTTGCTAATTGTGGAGTCGCCATAATTTCTAATTCCTTACTGTGTGATTATATGTGAAAATCGCAGGGATTTCACCTGAACTTATCACTGTACTTGTTTTTTTGTTCATCGTCAATATCTTATAGTTTCCCGCTGCCAGCTCCTAGATCAATGGCAGCTATTTTTAGATTCACATCTCTTCTTATGTGTTCTCTCTTAGTGGCTGTAGCCTCATCATTTACATCGTCATCCGCTTCTTTGTCCGAGAAGTACTCTTTACCGGTCTCTATATTAGTCAAGGTTATCTCACACTCGGGTGTAATGACATGGGTTTTTTTACCATCTATTATTTTGTATTCGCTTTTTGCTTCTGTTTCTATGAAAGGCATAATTTCCTAGGTTCTACTTGTTTGTAACACAGATATTGTCATTTTTACAACATTACCTGTTGGGGTTTGCATCTTTAATATGTCTCCTGCTTCTAAAATAAGAACATTATTAAAGGTTAATAAATCAACACTTCCGCTAGCATTTACAGTAACCGTATCGTATTCAAAATCCGTGGTACTAGACAGATCATACACTTTAATGTCTACTACTAAATTACTTCCATGAGTATTATATAATTTAATCGATTTAATAATAGATGTTGTTTCAGATGGTGCTGTATACATATCATCATACGAGCCTGCAGAAGTAATTTTTGCTTGAATATTTTTATATACGTTTGCCATTATGATAAAAAGAAATTAAACCTTTCCTGGTCGTCTTTTTGAGGTTGTTGATAGGTTGAATTAAGTTGTTCTATAACAGAACTAATCGCTCTATTAATTTGTCTTTGATTATCTTCAGTGTATTCTTTTCTAGGCTCTGGTAATCTCACTACTATCTTTGCCATTATCTTCTCCCATCCGCTTGAACATCAACCTGGAAAGTTCCATAGCGCCAGGTTTCTCCAGCATTTTCGTTTTCAATTTTTACACTAGCGTATCTTCCTCTTGCTCGAGTATCAAATTTTTGGGAGGTAGGTAGAACTTCAAAGGGACTGTAGGTACTATCAGCGCTTGAATCAGATGGATAGTTTTTAACCCCCATTGTTACTTTAGCTTTACCTGTTAGTGTTTTAAAATCAGGAATGAATCTTCTCATCGATAGGAAATATTCTCCCAACCCTTTATCGGTTTGAACTGCAAAGTCATAAGATTGCAGAGAAGAAGTTAAAATTGTAATGGTTCCATTCGGATTAATTTGATCATTTCCTATTTCATGTTGAAAATAAACCGTTTGACCTAATCCAGTTTTACCAACAATACTTGGAAAAGTACCTGTTGATGAACTATTAAATTGAGTTGCATAAGGTTTAGGATAAACAATGGAATCAATCCAGGTTGTTCTAATAGAATTAGTATTGGTTCCTGTATACCAGACACCTGTAGGGAGCTGAGTTTTTTCTCCGTAATTATAAACCACATATCGATCATTATAAGTTGAACCGGCTGCTGGATAATACCAAACGACTTCGGTGAACAGATTATTAATTCCTGCAGTTACCTGTTGCCCTTTAGTAGTATCAAAACTATCATAGACATAGTCTTCTACTGAACACGATAATGAGTTAACGGTACCATCAAAGGAGAAGAAACCATTATTTCCCACCCAATAAGCCACACCATCAATTTCACAGCATGCGTTTTGGCCTAATAAGCCACAGTTAGTACCCACCTGTTCAAAGCCAAAAGTAAAAGGAGAGCCTACAAATTTCATAGAATACAAAGCATTATCGGTCCAGACGAGAATATTTTCTTTTCCTTTTATGGCTCCTATAATTCTTGTACCATCTTGAAGTCTTTGTGTACCGGCACTGTTGTCTGCTGCTGGTGCGAAGACATTAATCTGTTCTTGGTTTGAGAATCTTATAAACATATCATCTTGAGTAGTACTGTCTCCAATTGTAGTTTCTGTCCCTAAATGAATTAAGTGTCTTGTTGTTGGAGAAACTAATGAGAGTCTACTTGCTGTAGGGTTTCCTTCAGTTCCACTAATTGCTGTTACATAATTAGTAGTTAAAGTTGAGGCCTTTGTTGAAAATTTTGCAGAACCCGATATCCCAGAATTCCATGTGAATGTTTTTCCATTTGCAATGGTTGCGACTAATACTTCTCCCCAGTTACTTAAAGACCAAAGTCCTGGTTCTAAGGTAACATTAGATGCATTAACCGCATCCCCATAGCCAGTCCAAGTTGAGGCATTATAAACAATTGTTGTTGTCGTGTGAGATTGACCATTAGAAGTTCCTGGAGTTGCAGTCCCTAATGCTCCTCTAGTAATAGTTGTTAAGTCATTAGTAGAAACACCTGTATAAGTTATTAATTCTGCGGTAGGAATAGCTCCAACAGCTATGGTTCCTGAAGGATCTGGAAAGCCAGTGGCAGAAGTTAAAGTAACCGAAGTTCCTACACCACCTGTTCCAGCTGTATCTGCAGCCAAAAGGCCATTTAAACTATTGGTTAAAGAACCGGTTATGGTTCCACCAAAATTTCCGACACCATATCCATAACCATAGGTTTGTTCCGAAGGTCCAACTCTTTGGTAAGGTTGAACGATCGCAGCACTTCCTGCAGTTAAATCGGCACCGCCTCCTCCTGCTTCCGCACTCGGTGAAGTGATTGTAAAAGTAACTGAACTGGGAACCGAAATAACCTGACAAATTTTATCTTCAAATAAAGTTGCGGATAAAGTTGAACTCGTAGGCATCGTGACCCCATCTAGTACAATCATATCTCCTATTTCTAATGAATGACCAGAAGTAGTTGTGATAGTAATGGAAGTACCCGGAGCCGTACTATTGGTAGTCAAAGTTGAACTTGTAAAAGTAATTTGAGCGCCTGCATTATTAGAACGCCAAGGGGTAATATTATGTAAAGCACCTTCAAAATAAATAAGTAAAAACTTATCGGTTCCAATACCTACATATCTATTTCCATCAGTGTCTACAAAAGAGTGCTGCTTTCTAGCGACTCCACAAATAGTGTTTGTTAATAAGGAAGACCATCCTCCTACTTTTTCAGGAAGGTTGTATCTCCATCGAACATTATCTGAATCAATCCATCGATCGGTTGCTCCAACAGAAGTGTCCTGCTTGTCAACACCCGGTTGAAATTTCATTTCAAAGAGAGCCATTATCTATGCTCCTTACGCTGTATTGGTCTTATATGCCCAGCCCCTAGTAGCATCTACATAAACTAATGTAATAGATTGTCCGTTTGTAATAAGGGTTAGATTAGAAGCTGCGCTATTAATGTTTAATCCATTTCGATCTACAGTTAAATTATTAGATCCCCATGTTCCTCTTGCATCAATGATTGTAACTTCATCTCCAGTAGAAGCTGCGGCTGGTAAAGTAACGGTGATAATAGCTGCGGTCGTATTTGCTAAAATCTGTGCTCCAGCAACAGCGGTATAAGGAGTGTTTGAATTTGTAATTGTTGCGTATCCTTTTTCAATAACAGTGACTACTGTTTCACTTCCGTTAGATTTACATAGAACAGTTGCGCCTGGTGGTACGGGTTGTGTTACTCCTGAAGTGGTTAAAACCCCTACTGTATAATTTGAAGCTCCTCTAACAGTATCGTCTTTCATAATCCATACTCTTTCAGCAGTACCAGGCATTGTGACTGTTCGGTTAGCTGCTAAAGTGCCATAAAGTCTGTAGTATATATTTTTTCCTGTTGAAGTAGCTCCATCTGTTAAAACCAGTGAAGAACTTCCTGCAGATATATCCACATCCAGTACTCCTGTAGAGGTTTGTTCTAAAATTTGTAAATTGGTATTATTAATTCCACCCCATTGACCAGCTTTTTCGCCAGTTGTGATGATTTCTAATTGTGCGTTTGTTGAATAAGTTGATGCCATAATTTTAACTCGGATCTATTGGTGTCCAGAGCATACTTACGCCTGGAACGATTGCACTCCATGTTATCGCTTGTGCTGTTCCTGTAGCAAGGGTTAAACCACTCCCTGTAGGACTAACATTTGCGTCTGCGGTTATTGTAACGGTTCCTGAAGAAATTGCAAGACCATTTCCAGAAGGATACATGTTGGCATCCGCCGTAACAGTAACTGTTCCGGTGCCTAAAGTAAGAGCATTTCCTGTGAGTGTGAAATTAGCGTCTCCTGTTACAGTAACAGTTCCAATACCAAGAGTAAGTCTATTGGGATTAGGAATTTCAACAATTGCATCAGCAGTGATTCCGGGGTTTCCAAAACTAACAGTTAACGCATTGCCCGTAACTGTAATCGTTACATCACTGTCCTTTGCTACTGTAGCAAATGGAAATTCTGAAAATGTACTAAATCCTAACATATAATATAGCCTTATGAAGGAGACAGCGAGGTATGTGGTGGAGTCACTGTCTCCATCGTAAAGCTATATCATTTCTTAAACCAGGAGGGAAGTCCTAAATGAGGTCGTTTGTCAAACATATTCTCCTTAGCTCCCGGTGTCTTGCGATTATTATAATGTAAAAATACCTGAATACATTCTTTACCTTTAAATTTGTTTCTCCAATGCTCTAGTTCACAGCCACTGTAGACTAGCATATCTCCTGGTTTTAAGTCTACTTTAATTCCTTTTAGTCCTTCTTTACCAGAAGGTTCAAGATAGAGTGTCCAGGGGTCTCCTCCTAAATTCATTGTCGTAGATATCTCGCAGCTAAATCTATCTTTATGTCGTTTAAGAACATCCCCATTTTTATAAATTCTGGCAAAAGTATAAGCAGGGTTTAATTTTAATCCTGTTGTCTTTTCCATAATGGGTTGACATTTCAGCATTAAAGTTTCCATAGCGATATCTGAATAACTTGAATAGGTATGTGGGATCTGACCGTCAGCGCCCTCATACTCACCTAATAATGTTTCATAAGGAGAAATGTATCTAGCTTGACGACAAGTGTCCATAACTTGTTTTTTCATTGAAAAATAATTAGCTACAAAGGTTGCTAAATCTTTTGGGATAGCTTGACGAATAATACAATATTTATCTTTCTTAAACATCTTTAGCCATCTCTTTAGGAATAGCTGTAATGTTCCAGTGGATAAATCTAAAAGGTGCTTTGCCGTGATCGACTGCATATTCGTGTTCTAAATATCCTGGAAATATAATTAGCGTTCCTGGTTTCGGTCTAAAATTAACTAGCTCTGTTCCGGGCCATATGCCTTTTTGATTTTTCATTTTTAATTTAGTAGCTCTTGCACCTGTTCTCGGCTCGTGAAAAATAGGATAAGAAGTCTTGTCACTACATTTTAGAAAATAGAATCCTGAGACGTGTTGGTTCCAATGGATGTGTGCTGAAT